GCAATGCTTATACATTATATTTGAAAGCGGTGAATTCAGCTGGTTCGTCAGCAGCATCAGCTGCCGCATCAGGATCGGTTACACCATACACAACTCCTGCTGCACCCACAAGTCTAGTCGCCTCTGCGGCTGGTGTATCTGGAACAATATCTGTAGCTTTTACAGCTGGCTCAAGCAATGGTTCAGCAATCACCAATTACATGTATTCCACTGACGGAACAAGTTTTACTGCGTTAAGTCCCGTTCAAACAGCTAGTCCAGTAACTATTGCTGGTCTGACTAATGGCAATGCTTATACATTATATTTGAAAGCGGTGAATTCAGCTGGTTCGTCAGCAGCATCAGCTGCCGCATCAGGATCGGTTACACCATACACAACTCCTGCTGCACCCACCAGTCTAGTCGCCTCTGCGGCTGGTGTATCTGGAACAATATCTGTAGCTTTTACAGCTGGCTCAAGCAATGGTTCAGCAATCACCAATTACATGTATTCCACTGACGGAACAAGTTTTACTGCGTTAAGTCCCGTTCAAACAGCTAGTCCAGTAACTATTGCTGGTCTGACTAATGGCAATGCTTATACATTATATTTGAAAGCGGTGAATTCAGCTGGTTCGTCAGCAGCATCAGCTGCCGCATCAGGATCGGTTACACCATACACAACTCCTAGTGCACCGGTGCTTTCTAGTGTTGGAAGTAATGTGATTGAGATTAATGCAGGCACATATGGAACGAATATTACGAATTATCAATGGTCAACTAACAATTCTAATTGGATATCAACGAGTCCTGAACAAAGTACCACACCATTTTCTTTTATTCCACCTGGTTTATCTATTGGTCTGAATACTATTTATATTAGAGCTATAAACATTGGTATTGGGGTGTCATCTAATATTAATGTTGTGGTTCCTTCTCCATCTTATACTACCCCTTCGGCAACATTAAGCGGGGCAATTTCCGCAGGTGCGCTAAGTTCAAATGTAACCACAATTGCAGCTAGTTCTGGCACGACATTAAGTGTTGGAGCATTAGCAAATACGCAAGTGCAAACTGTTAATTTAATCGCGGCTACTAATATAACCTCTATTCCAGCAAATACATTTTCTGGATGTACATCATTGATGCAAGTTGTCTTACCAGCATCTGTGTCTATTATTGATGCGAACGCATTTTCAGGATGTACTTCATTGAAACAAGTTATCTTACCTGCATCGGTGACAAGTATTAGCGCAGGGGCGTTTATTGGATGTGCTTCATTAGCTACCCTCACCATTCCATCATCAGTAACTATTATTGGTGAAAATGCATTGGCTGGAACGGCATTAAAAACAATTGTATTAGTTGGTAAAAAAGTTAAAATTGGCAAACGTGCTTTTGCGAAGAATAAAAAAATGGTTAAGGCCAAAATTTAGTTTATTTTTATTTTTTTTATTTTTTTTATTTTTAGGTAGTCTATTTTACGGCTAAAAATAAAAAAATTGAAATACTTTTTCTCTCTATTTGTTAATAGTATTAATTGAAAAGTATCAAGTTCTAAAGAATGACGACACCCGCCCGTGCCTATTATACCCAAGTTGCGAAAACAATTCCTCACGAGTCTTTCATGACTACGAAGGATTTGACAGAGGAAGGTAAGACAGATAATAATATATGCGTTCAATATAAAATATTTCCTGAGGAAATATTGGGGTTAGAAATTTGCCAAGAATCTAGTTGGCTAGATCAACGATGGACTTTGGAGTTACACACCGCGCAAAATATGCGTTGCCTGATTGGAAAGATTCCTTCAATGGGTGAGGTAGATGATTGGATTCCTTTGCTGATCATGAAACTTGACAAGGGGCAATGTGATGGAGAAATGGAAGGTGATAAAATCATATTGAAGGGTGCGTTTTTCAATAAACATACTCGACTTGTAGCATTCCAAACATCGTTCAGTCCCGGAATTATGTGCGACGAACGATGTTATCCTATTAAATGTCACGAAGAAGGATGGACCAGTCAAACTCGGCGTATGTGTGCGCCAATTACATTCTGGAAAGAGTTACAGACGCAGGTTAGAAATAGAATGTTTAGTTTGTTTTGATTATGTTTGTTTTGCTTGTGTTTTGCTTGTGTTTTGCTTGTGTTTTGCTTGTGTTTTGCTTGTGTTTTGCTTGTGTTTTGCTTGTGTTTTGCTTGTGTTTTGCTTGTGTTTTGCTTGTGTTTTGTTATGATGTAAATAATTATTTTTTATTTTTTTGTTTTTATTTATTATCAAATAAAAAAATTGAAATACTTTTTTGTGTTATTCCCAATTCATCCCAAAAGTATAACAGGTTCCAATTAAAATGGCTGCGTATAGTAATAAACTTTTTGAAGAATTAGGTATAACAGGTAAGATAATAGAATTGGGTAAACGATTCGATGAAATTGATAAAATGGCAGAAGAGGATGTAAATGTTTTGTTAACAGTTGTTGATATTATGGTTGCAGAAAGCGATTATGAAGAGAGTGAATATGGAGAAGACAGCGGTGATGAATATGAATATGAAATGAATACTGATGGCATATATGATACTGACGAATATCATCATGCTGAAGAAGAATTCCGACGTCTTGAATTTGTTCAAGACAAATACGCTGAGTTCGCAAAGATTTTTGGTTATGAGAGTGATTGATTTGTTTTGCTAATTTTGCTAATTTTGTTTGTTTTGTTTGTTTTGTTTGTTTTGTTGCTTGTTTTGCTAGTTGTAATGTCATTGTTTGTTAAATTGATTTTATTTGAATTTTTTCTTTGGCTTTTTTATTTAATATACTGATATATAAAGATGAGATATATGGGTTCAAAATATGGAATAGGAAAAACTATATCAGAATTTATATCATCTGTTTGTCCTCCGGATACAGTTGATGGATATTTAGAACCCTTTTGTGGTTCACTTGGAGTTTTTCAACACATGACAACTAAAGGTTATAAAAAAATTATTGCGTCTGACGTCCAACCAGATTTAATTGAATTATGGAAAACAATTCAATCTAATAAATTAAAATTACCAGCAAATATAAGCGAGAAAGAATATAATAAAATAAAATTATATAAATCACCAAATGCGATGAAAGCTATTGCAGGGTTTGGGTTAAGTTTTGGAGGAAAATATTTTGCAGGATACGCACAAAAATGGGCGGGTAATTCTGGAAGAAATTATCTGCAAGAATTAAAAAATGGTTTAGAAAAACTTAAACCTTTGATTAGTGCTAAAAATATTAAATTTTATAACAGGTCATATAATTATTATTCACCAAAAAATATGCTGATATATTGCGATCCTCCTTATAAAAATACCCAAAATTATGCTTCTACTGATAATTTCGATCATGAAGAATTTTGGAATACTATGCGAAAATGGTCAAAGAATAATTGTGTATTTGTATCAGAAGAAACCGCGCCAAAAGATTTTAAAAGTGTTTGGAGTAAAAAAAAATATAGAAGCCTTGATTCAAAAAGTAGTTTTTATATTACAGAACACCTATTTATGTATAAAGGTAGTATAAATAAAAATAAAACAAAAAGGTTAAAAGAACTGAAAAATAAAACAAGAAAATCCCATTGATTGACCTACAAGCTACTGGAAATGACACATGTGTCATTCCCGTTGCGTGTTAGGTATGACATTATTTTTATTCGAGACCATACCTGGTCTCGAATAAAAACGAGTAACCCTCGAGAAAATCCGCAGGATTTTCTTGGGGTTATAAAGATTGAGGGCGCGCGCTTGTATTATAGTTGAATCAATTTTTTTTAGTAAAGGTGTTTTACACCAAAAATAAAAAAAATTGAAATTATTTTTCCCCAACAAAATACAATTAATCGCTAAATAGCATCATCAAATTTTCAAATTTAACTTATAAACTTTTAACAATGGGTTCATCAAATTCAGTATTGATACACAGTGAATTGGCAAGGATGACTAATCGGCAAAAAAAAACCGAGGCCAAGTTGGCTGAAAAATTAGAGAGAGCTAAAGCCCAGATAGCTCTAAAATTAGAGAAAGCTGAAGTCAAGTTTCTCGAACGCCTCGCTCATCGCGAGGAGGTGAAGCGAAGAAAAGCTGAAGCCAAAGCTGTCGAACGAGTAGGTCTAAACGAGGAAAAACTCGTTCAACGCAATTTATTGCGAGCAGAAAAACAACAGAAAAAGGACGAGGTGAAGCGAAGAAAAGCTGAAGCCAAAGCTGTCGAACGAGTAGGTCTAAACGAGGAAAAACTCGTTCAGCGCAATTTATTGCGAGCAGAAAAACAACAGAAAAAGGACGAGAAGAAACGTGAGAAAGAACTCAATGTTGCGCAGGCGCAGTTGAAAAAAGAAATTGCTAAAACATCACGAGAAACCGATAAAAAAATCAAAAAAGCAGAAAAAATAGCCAAGTTGGAAATATCCAAATTGAAGAAGGATATGGTGTTTAAGGTGATGGCGTTTGTAGGTAAACTATTAATGACGCAATATCCTGAAGGATTCAATATGGTGACTTTTGCGAATGCTGTTATAGAATATTTTGAAAAAAATATTTGGACTGGTGAACTCGACCACCAACAGAAAGAACAAGCGCACACCCATGCTAGCATTCGTTCTTTTGTTGGTGAGTGTTCGCCATCCTCGGCGCAGCATTGGTTCAAATATGGCATTCGAAGAAGCGCAGGTGAAATTGCGCCTTGGCTTTTTGTGAATCGGCGATTAGCTGAATTAAACAATCAGTATGAATGGAAAGTGACTGAAGAAAATAAGCACAATGGCCGTGGCTGTAACGGAGGGAAATGGATTTTCGTTGCGGATTTGCTTGATAAAGAAGAAAATTGGCCTGTCGACCTCTATGGACCTCTTCCGTCAGAAGACCAATTAACTGAGGCGGCGAATGGCCGATTAGTCGGAAGAAAAAACGCACGTGTTGTAGTTTTAGTAGAAAATTAGTTTTGTTTGTTTTGTTGTTTTGTTGTTTTGTTGTTTTGTTGTTTTGTTGTTTTGTTGTTTTGTTGTTTTGTTGTTTTGTTGTTTTGTTGTTTTGTTGTTTTGTTGTTTTGTTGTAATAAAAAATTTTTATTTTTTGTCATAAGGACAACTTTCTAAACCAATCGCGACGTTTGCTAATTTATCAGCATAATCATTACCAACTGAATGCATATCGGTATTAAATGTATGCGCTTTTATATGTATAAATTGAATATTTGTTTTATCTTTATACATTTCATATGCAATTTTAACTAATTCTTTATTAGGTATATCTACATTCCATTCTTTTTTGGAACATTTTTCGCCATAAGAAGAAACACATTTTATAGCATATTCAGAATCTGACACAATAGCTATCTTTTTTCCCTGTATAATATCGTTTTCTATAATATGATATGTTTGAATAATAGCACTTAATTCAGCTATATTATTTGTTTGTTTTCCTTCTATTTTTTGCGATAAATTGCGCAAATCATTTATTCCAAAAAAAATACCGATGCCTGCTGATGCGTTTATCATTCCATTATTAGAACAAGCACCATCAGTATATACATAATAATCTGGTTCTTTTGCTTCTTTTGCTTCTATTGTTTCATTAGTTTTACTATTTGTTAGAAGAAAGTTTTCAGCTTTTTCTTTTGTATCAAATTTTTGGTATACAGCATTTTTATATCCTTTAACTGAATTTTTACAATCGGTCCAATTTACAAAAATTCCAATAGTTTTTCCATTAGCAACAGCATAAAATCCCATTTGTAAGTATTATAGAGTATAGTGCGTTGTGTTTATGTAAATAAAAAATTGATTTAATTTTTAGAATACTTTATAGAACCGATAAAACAAGGAAAAACATAATCAATTTCAAAATTAAAAATGACAACACCAGAAGCAATTATATTATCAGTTGATTGGTTATCATCCACAAATATGTTAGGTATTAGAGAGAAAAATAAACAATTATTAGCAATCCATATTAGTTGGATGGCTAACCATAAACATATGTCTGATTTGTGCCCTCAGATAACCAATGAATGTGATAAACGATTCATATATGATGATGAATCATATTTCAGTTCATTCCATGAAGTAGTTTGTATTCTCAGAACTATATATGAGAATGATAGAAAACCAATTCTATCGGAGATATTTTTAGAATTAGATGAGAGAAAGCCCTATATGGTTTATTGGAATAACTTGGTGAAAATCGATCATTTTGAAGCAACAGAGGATTCAGGTGAAACATGGCCCTTTTGGCCGATAGAATTTATATATATAGCTAGTTTGGATAAATTGTTGATGAATAGAGCATTCGCAAAAGAATATTATAGAAAAGATCCTTTGCTTTATTTCGGTCGTTGTGCGTGTAAATTATGCGGCCACAGTTGGATTTCAGAGAAAAAAGAGAAAAATAAATCAAAAGTTATAAGTACAGAACCAATATTTGTAAATGGGAAGAAATATTTGAAATCGAATAATGGCGAAATATACGATGCGTTTACATGTAAAATGATAGGAAAATATGATGTTGTTGAACGAATTAGCTTGATAATGTAGTATAATATAATATAATGTAATGTAATAAATGACGGCACCATGTCTATGTTAACTTGGGCCCATAATAAGAATATTTACTTAATCTTGGACTCGGTCTAAAAGGCGGCCATAAATTACCATATGTTTGCCACTGAAGTGTATTATAATATGCTTGTGAATCTAAAAAGTCTAAAGGTCCTTGTGCGCATTGTGTTTGTAACGGATACCAAGTCCATTGTGTATTTCCAATTTTATTGGGTGTTCCTGCTTTCAACATTGATAAGCCGCTGTGCGCGTCAGAAGCATTTATATAGGATTGTTTACATCTAACTATACGAGGTCTGCCTGCCATATTTTATATATTATGCCAATATTATATTTCGAATATACCCAAATATAATATATAATAAAAAATATGAAAAATATGAAAAATATGAAATATAACTAAAGCTCTTACCGAGAATCGAACTCGGAATCTTCTCATTACAAGTGAGATGCCATAACCATTAGGCCATAAGAGCAGAAACCCTATCCGATGCTTGAACACAGAATCTCAAGATTAGAAGTCTTGCGCATTATCCGATTACGCCAATGGGGCGAAAAATATACAAATACAAATATACAATTGGGTGGGTTGCGCTAGAAGGGAATCGAACCCTCAGCTAAACCTTGGAAGGGTTTCATGTTACCACTACACCACTAGCGCTAAAGCTAAAGCTTACACCCAAATTACTTTCCACCTATGTCTTTAAGTTATTTTTCCTACAATAGTTTATTTAATCCGGAAACTTGTTCTTCTGTTAAAGATTGCGGCAATTCTATAACAAATAGGATTATCATATTTCCGGTGTGTCCGTCTCTTGTAAGCCCCATATTTGGTATCATCTTTTGATGTCCAAATGGAATAATATTACCACTCTGATTTTGGATAGTATATTCTTTTCCATTAATATATTTCAATTCAAATGTAAATCCACATAATGCGTCTTTGAGAGAAATCTTCTTTTCTATTAATAAATCTAATCCTCTTCTTTGAAATCCTGTATCATTCTCAATCTTAATGAATATTTTAATATCACCTTTAAATTGTTCGCTGATAATATTACCTTGATTTTCCAATATAATTATTTCATTATTATCAATTCCTTTCATAATATTCACATAAATAGTCTGAACCTCAATTACTTTATTGCCATTTTCTAAAATCCATCTCTCTATTTCCATAGGAAAAGAACCGCCATTTAGAACTTGTTCCATATTAATTGTCAATGTTTTGATTATAGGAACAGGTTTTTGAAGTTGATTATTTATATTTATTGGCACACCATTTCTAAAAATTTGAAATGAACCATTGGGAGGAAACATGCCTTGTGAATGACCCATCCCACCAAAAAACATATTCGCGAATATTTCATCAATATTTGGTCCACCACCACCACTATTACCAAAATGATGACCCATCATACCAGCAAACGGATTCTTTCTCATCATATCGTATTCATTTTTTTTGTTCTGATCTCCCAATACTTCATAAGCATTATTTATTTTATGAAATATTTCTACAACTTGAGGTTTTCCAGGATTTTTGTCAGGATGATATTTGAGAGAAAGCTTCCTATATGATTTTTTAATTTCATCCAAATTTGCGCTTTCTGGAATATCTAGTATTTTGTAATGACTTTCTTCTGACATATAGAACCCAGAATTAATATTATAAATATAATGAAGATAAACTTAAATACTTATTTACGAATTATTATATAAACATATTAATATATTTGGTGTAATAAAAACATGGATTATAATCTTTTTATAAATAAATATCAACCACATTATTTCAAAGATTTTGAAATAGATGAGGATATTGTTAAAATTATGAATACTCTTATAAATATGAATAACCTAAATATTTTATTGATTGGGGATATGGGTTGTGGCAAAACATCTTTATTAAATGCTCTTATTCGTGAATATTATAAAAAATACAACGATGATGCGTATACTGAAAACCTTTTATATATTAATAGTTTGAAAGAACAGGGTATTAATTATTATCGCAATGATGTTAAAACATTTTGTCAAACCACAGCATCTGTAAAGGGAAAAAAGAAATTTGTAGTCTTGGATGATTTAGATTTGATTAACGAACAAAGTCAACAAGTATTCAGAAATAGCATAGATAAATATAGTCACAACGTCCATTTTATATCATCATGTAGTAATATCCAAAAAGTGATTGAAAGTTTACAATCACGGTTTACCATCATAATAATAAAACCGCTACAAAAAGAACATTTAATTAAAATTATACATAAAATAAAAACATGTGAAAATATTAATATTCATCCAGATAGTGAAAAATTTATTCTAGATATCTGTAATAATACCGCTAAAATTTTGATTAATTATATGGAAAAATTTAAACTTTTAAATACAGAAATTACTTTAGAACTGGCCACCAATATATGTACCACTATTAGTTTTTTTATATTTACAGAATATACCGAACATTTAAAAAATAAAAATTTAACCGAAGCTATTAAATTATTATATTCTATTTACGATAAAGGATATTCTGTGATGGATATTCTAGATAATTATTTTTTATTTATAAAAATAACACCTATTTTAACAGAAGATGATAAATATAAAATAATTCCCATTATGTGTAAATATATTACTATTTTTCATAATATTCATGAAGACGAAATAGAACTGGCTTTATTCACTAATAATTTAATTCTACAACTGTAATAATTTAGCATAAAATATAAAGCATTACAGTAAAATATGTTTTATATAGTTCTAATATAAGAATGTCATTACAAATATTTAAGAAACATGTTCCAAATGAACTTTTATTCGCTATATTAAATGACACCTCTTCTAAAAATGAAAAACATTATATATTTAATAATTCTTCTTACAAAAAAGGAATATTTAATGGCACAGTCCCTATATTTTTGGAACAGTGTAAACCATATTATCATCATTCTAAATATAAATATGTGGACCGCAAAATGACATACAACACTTTTACTACTATTTTGAGACAAATATGTAATTATAATCAAATTATATATACATCGCAAATTAAATACGATAAATCCACTTATGAAATTGCGTATTACGTTTATTTTTAGACCCGCAATTACTTTTTCCATACTTGATAAAAATCTTCATAATAAAATTTCCTATTGCCACCTTTCTCCGCATAATCTACAGAAAACCCATTGTTTTTCAATGTTTCAGATACATAATTTTTATGGTTTACATCTACATAATCATTTTCCATAATTATTAATTTTATATTAGTTAATATTTCTGGCATATCCATTAAAATATAATAAAATGCTCCTTCACAATCCAAAATTAATGTATCAAAATCAATATTATATTTTTGTGTTAATTCTTCAAAAGTAATTGTGCTTACACGAGTATAACCATCTAAATCTTCATCACTTACTATTGTATCCCAATTCTTTTGGACCAATTTTCGTTTAGAAAGTGCAGAGTTTTCAACAAAAAAATCTAATTTATTTATATCTCTATTATGAATTAATTGATTCGCCGAATTAGAATCGCACTCTAATGAAACAAAGTTATTATTATTCTTCTGATTTAAAATATAACTTATAACTGCACTATTTCTTCCTATATTACCTCCTAATTCTAAAACTTTTTCATTTCCTGTTAAATATTTAACCGCCATTAACTGCTCTGGAAATTCATCGTTTAATGAACCAAAATCTATAGTAAGATTTTTATGTATTTTTGATAACTTTTCCCGAAGCTTAATATCAGGATAAATTGTATTTATATGTTCGGGTATATCATCTTTATTTGTATAAATTTTATCATTAACTGTATCTATATATATGTCTTCATAATGGTCGTATTGAAAAATCTGGTTATCATTATTTATAATATAAATCGATTTAACTACTTTAAACAAGGGATCTGTAAAATATTCGGCTCTGATATTATCGTCTGATGGTATAAATATAATTTCCTCTTTTATGAATTTTGTATAACAAATTTGGGTAATATCAATAATATTTATTTGACTTCTAATTAGTCCATATTTAATTAACATATTTACTATAATTTAATATGTTAATTTTATTACAAAAACGCACTTATTATACACTATTTGTATTGCTTGATACACAAGACATACACCCGCCTCTAAATGATTTTCTTCTGTTTTTTCTACTTCTTCTAGTCTTTAATTTTCTACTTTTATCTCTTTTTCTAATTATCCTTAATTTTGTCTTTTTACTTGTTCTTCTAATCTTTAATTTTCTTCTTCTTGTTCCACCCGTTTTATTCTTTATAGTCGTCATCTCTATGTTGCCTGCTTTTTCTTCTTCTATTTGTCTTTGTCTTTCTTTTTCTTTTTCTTTTTCTTTTTCTTGTGGCGTTTTTCCAAAAAGATTAACTGAAATTCCAAACATTTCCTCTGCTGCTGCTATTTCTTCTTCAGTCGCCATTATATATTACCCCAAGAAATTGTCATTTCTCTTATCCATTAAAATCTGGTTCTCTGGCTAAAGGGCTTGCGGTATCATTGGTCATCAAAGGTCGTGGTCCCCAAACAGGCGCATCTAAATCCGTATGATAATATCCAATCCATCCTTTTTCAACTTGTTTATCTCTAGCCATAGTTTCCAGCGGTTCAATGACGCCCATTTTTGCATCCGGGCTACTTGCTAATAAAATATATTTACAAATAATGACTTTAGATTCCAAAACTTGTCTAGGCGATAAACGAGCAAACCATTGATAATGGACGCGCGACAATATTTCATCCGCGGGAATATAAATCCCATACAATTTCGGGTATAGGTCCAAATATTGATTAGATAACAAATTATCAACTAATACAGGCGTATCATCCATCGTCTTAATTCCGATCATTTTACCTTCAATCAAATTAATTTTATTTTTCTGTATTTTTGATTCCGTCCATCTATTTATTTCGCCTAAAAATTCCGTTTGTGAAGTATAATCTGATGAAATTGTATGCTGCATAAACTCGACTAATTTTTCTATCATAGGATTCTCTTTTTGCGCTCCCATAAATCGAGTATCCGGATAAAATTCTTTTGTGGTGCTTGTAATATTCCGATCTATATTTTCACAAATAAACATTTTATGATTAGCCGTGCCAATTTTATACATTTCAGATAAATTTCTCATACATAAGAATGATGGGGGGCAAATAATTCCTCCATAGATATATAAAATTTTGGCTAATCCTAGTTGTCTAATATAGTCTAAAACAGGGTCTGAAATAGATGTCATATTTATGTTCCAATTAGGAATCAACTTCTCAAATGAGGAATCATCAATTAAACATATATGGAACGATTCATCACATTGATTTATGATACTTTTAACTGTCAAATACATATAGGGCTGGTTCAAATTTGTTGAACTGCGAGATCCAAAACTTAGCCAATTACGAGCATTGTATTCATATTTAACAGGAATCCATAAGATCGGTTTCTTATGTTTGGTATCCACTAAAGCAGGGTCTGTTAATAGATATTTATTAATCGCACTATAATTTTCTGTATCAGATTCTCTATCCATCTTGTCGGCGTAACGATTATATAAAAATCCTACACCAGCTAAAGCTATTATTAATAAAATAATATTTGTTAAATTTTTCATTTGAAACAACATATATAATATTATTATATATTTTCTTTTTACTAAGTGCGTTTTACTTTTTCAACATTAGCAGACCAGACCAAAATTCATTGTTTTTCTGTTTAGCTTGTTCGGTTTGTTTAGCTAACTGATAAGCACGACTAACCGCCATTTCATCATCCTTTTTACCTTTATTATTCAAATATTCTAGTGCTTGGATCTCAGATAATGGTTTTGTATCCTGTTTATCTCTATAAGTCATAAATTCATTCACATTTTTAAATTGCTGTTTATTTTCAAAATCCTCGTGAGTTACTGGAATAACTGTTTCAGTATGTGCCTGATGTAAATCTTGATATGGTAAACTACTAAATATATCTGAATTGAATGAACCTGGCGCATCTGTTGAGAGATCGCATGCTTGGACCTGTCCTCTACTATTTAATTCCATAATTTCTTCTCTCTTTACTAATGCTCTCATTTGTGATTTTTTCTTTTCAAATTCTTCTGACATAGTAGCCATCGAAACATTGCCTAAGTTTGTTGACGGACCATCTTCGTCAGACCTTAACCAACTTTCATACCCTTTTTGTTCAGCATCGTTTTGTATTTTATTTTTATCGAATTCTTTGTTGAACCATTTATTAAAATCACGATTTGTTTTGAATTTCCCGTTTTTCTCAAAAAAATTATCTAATAAAACCCGCTTGTTTTCATCATCGAATCCATTATCTATATCAATATTAGCAATAGAATATTCAGTATTTTTATTATTATTATCTACGTCACCACGTTTTCTAAACTCCCAAATGGTGAATAGCATTTTATAAGCTTTTGAATAAAAACGGAAATATTCAGGATCTAATTGCGATTTATCAGGATGTGTTTTTAAAACGACTTGTTTTGCTCGTTTTAAATCCGTTTCATTGAAATCCATGGGAATTTTAAATAGATTTAATACATCTTCTAAATTATAATTATCTATATCCAAATCTACTTTTTTTTCTTTATTTATTTTTTTCATTATTATTTATATTTAATAAATAATAATTTTTTTCAATATTTACTTATTATGAATTTACACAATTACAGCCTGAAGTGTTAGGACAACAATTAAATTTGGTTTGGGAATCATAACACAATGCTGTTGGACAGGAAGAACTGGCATTACCCATACGCCATTCACCAGACCTAGGCACACCAATAGCTTGTCCGACTTTAACCTACAAGCTACTGGAAATGACACATGTGTCATTTCTCGTTGCGTTAGGTATGACATTATTTTTATTCGAGACCAGGTATGGTCTCGAATAAAAACGAGTAACCCTCGAGAAAATCCGCAGGATTTTCTTGGGGTTAAGGTATGTTCCAGATATCATCACCTTTTTAGTAGCACGAATTAGCTTACAGCACAAAACAATTATTATTCATAAATAATAGGCAAGTTAATGAAATTATCTATTTCAAATAATGACATCATATATGCTGTCATTATTTTATATTATGTTCTGGCTTACAGCCTGTATGGATATCGGGGTGCGCTCGAGCCATAGAAAAAGGCGCACAAATAATGGCATCATATATGCTGTCATCATTTTATATTATGTTCTGGCTTACAGCCTGTATGGATATCGGGGTGCGCTCGAGCGCGAGGCCGAGCCATAGATAATATTATACAATAATATATAATTCACAAAATAAATACCCCATTATCCGACATCACCAGAACTAGAATTAGAAATTATCATATTAACATCATCACTATTGACGACACCATCATCATGACAATGCCCGTCATCATAACATATTTTATATACAACTTCAGCTGGCAAAGGATACAATGGTTTAAAATAAACACTATTCTTAGAAATAAAATGACGAATTGTTGTCCAAGCATCGAATGGTATAACTAATCTAT